TTACAGATGAATATCTTTTTCAGGCATTTGTTTTTTTATTTTATCAGAAAAACTTTGAATTTTTAGCAACTGCATTGCTCCCCAAAAGCTAATTGATTTTTGAATATTTTCAGATGAAATGAAATTAATAACAAGATATGTACGCCCAGGAGAGTTTTTTTGAATAGTGATATTGGTGTGCAAGTATTTTAAAGCATATTCTCCCCAAGGTAGAATATTTACGCTGTTAATTTGCGAAATGCAAAGAGAGATATTCCGTTCTGGCCCTGCCATCGGAGTTATTACAATTTTGCCATCTTTAAGGATGACCTCGCAACTGGTATTCTCTGTAAGTTCAGGAATACCGTCACTATACATCATCTTGATTTTATAATCGTAATTCTGTATTTTCCTTTCTGCGACTTTTTTATTTTTAAATAATCCCATAATTATCCTCCTTTTGATTACTAATAATCATAAAACGGCTAAAATATTATTCTTTATGTTTTGGAACTAACTGGTCCTTATAATCTGAATCAGCAAGTAAATTCCATAATACTTTGGAAGAGAGTTTTTCGGAACTTTCTTCCATTTTTTTATTATAAATCATTTCTGAAATTTTGCCAAGTATAATTTGCTTTTCACAGTCGTCTAATTTACGATATTTTTCGATAAGTGATAAATCATCATTACTATATTTAGCGCTTTCTCTATTTTCCTGACTATCTTCTAAATTTCCAGTTAGAATAAATTCTATGCTTGTCCCTAAAATCTTAGCAACGTTATATAAATTATCTGCTTGAGGCATTTTGTTTTTCCATTTGGAGATTGCGCCATTACTAAGATTAGCGGCACTTTCTAAGCTTGAAATAGTCATTCCTTTTATTTTACATAATTTTTTTATATTTTCGTATATATTCAAAAAGTTGCCCCCTTTTTTAGAATACATTCAAAATATCTATTGACTTTTAGAAAGTATTCTATTATACTTATTATTGTATTAGTAATAACACAATTAAATAATATCACACAAAGTCGTTATAGTCTATCGAAATAGGTTATATTTTAACGAATTTCCGCAGGAGGCGAAATACAGTGGGAAAACGAAATCCGCGCCCTTTAACGCCATTTGGAACGTGGGTTAAAACACAGTCGGTACAAAAGGACATTGCGCTGAAAGAAGTAGCCGAGAGCCTCGGCTTGTGCCAACAAAACCTAACGGCAAAATTACACGGCGAACGGCATTTTAAAGATACTGAAATCGCCGAAATAGAAGCAATATACGGTGAAAAGTATTCTGATGCCTGCAGCGCATAATAAACGGGAGCGGATATGAAAAAATCGGATTTACTGTTTTACATAAACAACGCGGTTGACGATGCTCTGCGTAACTGCCAATCTGACAACCCGCTCGAAGCTTGGGCAGATTTTATTAACATACTGGATTGCCGTGTACGCAAGCAAATTGGCGATGATTTGGAAGCAAACGGCCGGAACCGATATACAGGTAAATAATTTATGAAAGGAAGCCTTTTTATGCAGTATCCTCAAATTGGCAGCATTTTATCCAACGGTTATAAAGTATTAGCAAATTATAAAAACAAAGTAGTTTTAGCCCAGCATCCAAATAAAAAAGTTCCCGAACCGTTCGCTGTATGGCACCTTTCGCCAGCAGGCGATACTTGGGGCGGGCATTACAGTTCAGATCCGGAAACAGCGGAAAAATGGTTTGCAAGGCTGTGCTTTGACTGGCTGGATGAAGAAACCGCCCCTGAAACGGATGTTCAGGAGCGGGAAAGATTGTCTTATGCTGAGAAACACGTGCAAGGACAAGTGTTAGAAGAAATTTATCTAAGAATTATATTTGAGGATGTAACGATAAGCAGATTAAAAAAAATGAAAATGCTTGAGAACTTGTTTTCAGATGTCAACTCAAAATACCTGAGAGCCTCTCATATGGAAGCACTTGAGAAAATACGCTGTATTTGCAAAAACGCTGAAAGATATAACATGCCAGTTACTTACGATGATTTGTATCCCGCCGTGGTTTCCCATAAAAATCGTAACGAATTCCGGAGTAATTAACTAAATTTTCTTTGTGAAAAATAGCCATTAGTTTAGCAAGCTGGGTAGTAGAGATTTCTTCGGATAAAAGCAGCTCTTTTCCCTTGAAAACAAATAAGGTACTTCTAAAAACCGGCTTTACCAACTCAGTCTCATCCAGCGGAATCCCGGCTAAATTAAAGACATTGCAAAGGTTGTCCACAACGCATTCGTCCATATTATACATAGCAAAGCAAATAAAGGTATCGCAGGAAACAATGTAGACGCGCGATTTATTAATAGGCACTATTTTAATAGATTCCAATGCTTTAATTTTATCTTCTATGTGTTTCAAATCGTCTTCAAAAAACCACTCCCTATACTTTTGTAATTGCTCTTTGTAGATTATTTTGGCATCGTAAAGCAAATCGGTAGAATAGCTTTTCAAATTGGCAATACGAGCCATTTGCAGAATATGTTCCTGATTTGAATCAAATTTAGCTCTTGGCATATAAAATCATCCCCTTTTTTCCAATTATAGCACAAACCCAGCCGAAACGGAGCGGAAGCTCCGTCCACAGGAACCGCCCCACCTGTGCCGATGATGGCAGGGCAGAAAGGAGAACCTTATGGATAACGCAAAAAAAGCCGCCCCCGAAGTGCAAATTCAGGGACGGACAAAATTAGCAGCAAAAAGTGTTTTTGAACCTTCAGAAAATCCGTATCAGCCTGTTTCCAAGAGAGCAGAGCGTTTACTTAGAACCCGAAATCTTCTTTAGCACGGTTCACAAGCGATTTCCAGTCAATCAAGTTTTTGCTTCTGAATTTTTCCATCAGTAAGGCTGTTTGGAACTGCGATATTTGCCTTCTTTCGAGAAGCTCTTCATTTTGAAAGACAAGGGCAGAAGCCATGGAAAGTTCATCTACTGGCATAAAACCATAACGCTTTTCAAAACTCAGAAGGGACTTAGAATCGTAACTCATTTGAGGGAAAATAGCATCCCCTATCAACTCGCCATCGCCATAACAATAATCTTCAATATCATGGGCGTACTTCCCATATTTAGAAAAATAGGTTGCAATTTTTCCAGTTGTATCAAGTGCCGCAAATAGAATATTCAAGCGGTAATCCATAATGTACACACGATATGCTTCAGGAAATGTATCAGGTTTCAACTCGTCCACTCGGTTCGAATAATAAATCAAACATTCACTGAATTTTCGTAGGTACTTTGGAAGGGGCATTGGGATGATCCATTTTAAGCAATCACAGAATACCGCAACATCATATTCCAAACAAGGTAAAACAGACTTTAGCGGAATGTCGTATTCGGGAATATAGTTTTCAAACTTATGCATAATACACCTCCTATTTAAAGAATTATAGCATATTCAGCCATTAATGAACAGCCGAAACGGAGCGGAAGCTCCGTCCTGCGGGGATAGCCTCCCGCAGCCGATGATGGCATGGCTAAACTTGATAATCAGCCGAAAGGCAGGTGAATATATTGGAACTTCTTACGGTCAAGGAAGTCGCCCAACTCAAGGGATGCAGTGACCGATATGTAAAGTCATTGGCGTTAAATGGTTCATTGATAAGCCAGACGACGACCAATAATCGAAATCGCAAAATGTATCTTATTCCTTTAGATGCCCTTGAACCAAGGCTCCAAGTAAAATACTACAAACAAAAGTACGGGGAAGTTCCCGATTCACTACAGAAAGCCAAAAAAAAGACTGCCCCGGCAAAGTCTAAGGCACTGGAAAACTTTACAGCGGAACAGCGTCAGGAAATTGAACTGTGGGAAAATATTCTTTCAGACTGGCAGAATTTCCGAAACAGCTTTCATGGTTCAAAAGCTGCCGCTGACATGGAATTTGTGCGTAAATGCCGAGATAATTACCCTGACGTTAAAATATCAAAAGATATATTATACCGCAAACAAGCGGCATTTAAGCAAAATAACCTTGACGGTCTTGTGGATAAACGCGGCCACTGGAAAAAAGGCACTTCGAGAGTTCCAAAAACTATTAAAGATATTTTCTTTTATGTATATTTGGACGAACGGGCGCTGCCAGTCAGCAAATGTGAGGAAGCGACGCGGTTTATCGTACAGGAAGAACGCCCAGAACTGCTCCCGCAAATGCCGTCATATGATACCTTTTACCGAATGGCAAAAGCGTTTTCAAAACCGGTTGCGACGCTGGCACGCAAAGGTGAAAAAGCGTATAACGACCGCTATGGGATTTTTGTCGACCGCTTTTACGATGATATGGCTTCCAATGACTACTGGATAGCGGACGGTCATACGATAGACGTTATCACGAAATCCGACGATGGGACGGAACAGCGGCACAGAATGACGTTATCGGCGTTTTTGGACGCACGGAGCGGAATTTATGTCGGATGGGTAGTAACGGAAAACCCAAGTTCCGACAGCACATTGGCGGCGCTGCGGAAAGCGTGTATGAGGTACGGACTTCCAAAATACATTTACGTTGACAATGGCCGGGAATATTTGAACATTGACATTGGCGGGACGGGGCATCGTACCCGAAAAAAGAAAGTCGATATTAAATTGCCAACGCCGATATTAACACGCCTCGGAATTCAGATGGTTAATGCCATTCCGAGAAACGCGCAGGCAAAAATAATTGAACGGGAATTCCGAAATTTCACGTTTTTAAGCCGTTTGTTTGATACATACTGCGGCTCCAATGTAGTCGCCAAACCTGAAAAGCTAAAACATAAACTGAAAACCGGACAGATTCCAACAGACGGCGAGCTTATTCAGGTCGTAAACAATATGATTGACGGTTATTTTAATCAACAGCCGTACAACGGCAAGGTTGCGGCAGACAAGGGAAAAACGAAAGACCAAGTATATAGAGAACATTTGCCGCGTGTTATACGCCGTGCCGCGCCGGAAGACCTGAACCTTATGATGATGCGCAGCACACGCCTGCAAACCGTGGGGAAAAACGGAGTACACCTTACTATTTGCGGAGAACGTTTATATTATTTCAATGACGAACTAATTATCAATTTCACCGGTAAAAAAGTATTTCTACGTTACGACCCGGAAAATCTTAATGAAGTCCGCATTTACGATGAAAATGAAAAGTTCATAATGACCGCTCCGCTGCGAACGGATATGATGCTTTCCTACGGAGCCGACAAAGAAGGTGTCAGGGACGCGATGCACGAAAAGCGCCGCCTGAAACGCGGACTAAAAGATTTAGCAGACGAAAAACGCGAATTGGTAGTATCACAATACGGCCATATCAATTTGCTTGACGTATATGTCCGTGCTGCAAAACACAGCACAACAGGCTTGCTTCTTCCTTCGGATGATAATCATATCGTCGAAATGGTTACTCCGAATGAACAGCGGGAAAACAAAGTTGCTTCCGGCGGGGAAGAAATCCCTATTGTAGATATATCACGAATGATTAGAAACAACGAAAAGAAAGGGGCAGATGTATGAAACAGTACAATCCTGAACTCCAGCAAAAACTGGAAGCTTACATTACGGAGGTTGGAAGCCAATCAAAAGCCGCCGCCAACATCGGTTACAGTACAGGTACTCTCAGTACATACCGCAAAGGCACTTATAACGGCGATGTGGAAAAATTTGAAAACCGGCTGTGTGAGTTTTTCGACCTGAAGGCCGAGGCAAAGGCATTATATGTTTCTCCGAATTATGTTCCAACGTCTATTTCGGAAGGCGTGTACGCAACTATTAGAATGTGCCATTTAAAAGGCGGGCTTGCCGATGAATGCGGCGATGCCGGAATCGGCAAAACAAAAGCGGCACTGAAATACGCTGCCGAATACCCGAACAGCGCAATTTATGTGACTGTAAATCCGTGCGTTTCAAGCTTAAACGCGTTTTTAAAACTCCTTTGCCGGCAGTTAAAATTGCCGACCGGAAGAAAAGACGATATGTGGATGGAAATAGACGAGGCCTTGCGCGGTGGCCGCAAAGTACTGATTATTGACGAAGCCCAGCACCTTCCAATCAAAACCATTGAGGCAATTCGAGCATTCACCGACAGCAACCCTGAATTGGGCGTTACTTTAATCGGCAATCCGGAAACCGTTACAAACGGCCGCAGCCGTCCGGCGTTTGCACAAATACGGAACCGCACCAAACTGATTAATATTCGCAAAACGCTACAAGTTACTAAAAAAGACATTAAATTGCTTTTTCCGGCTTTAGCCGATAATGGGCAGGAAAAAGAAATTGAACTGCTGCACACTATTGCACGCAGCGAACAGGGAATCCGTGGCGCGGTCAATTTATACAGCAATGCCAAAGATAACGAAGATACCAGCTATAAAGGATTAATGGCAATGGCTAAAACGATGAAAATTATAACATATTAAAGGAGGAGTTTGTATGACTGTAAAAGAACTGGAAGCATACTTGGCACTATGCCGGCTGAAGGATAAGACTCCCTCCATCAAGGAACTGCGGGACTTCGTTACCGCCGAACGCTCGGTGATGAAAAGATGGCCTATACACAGCCGCCATGCAAAGATTGTACTTACCGCTATATAGGATGCCATTCAGGGTGTCCAACTTGGAAGATTTGGAAAGCCGGAGAAGATGCGAAAAAGGCAAAAGCGCGAAGGGAAAAAGAGGCAGACCGTTTTTTTCAGTCAATCAAGGCTGAACAGAGCACCCGGTATCAGAGGAAAGCCCACAATGACCGTGTAAGGGGCCGGCCTACATGGTAAATTAATTTTACGGGGCAAGCGCCCCGCCTTAATGCAGCCGAAGGCGGTCACAAGCCCGCTAAAATGCAGAGTGGGGATATTTTTTTAAGACAGGAAGCGAAAAGCAGTGAGACACGGAAAAAGGCCAACCAGAAAGCAGAAAGTCCTTATCTCAAGCTTCCGGTTAAACTCAAATAACTGGCTGGTGCTTAATGAAGATAAGGAATTTCTAACAATGGTACATAAGCACACTAACCGAGTACGGACACTTCCGAAAATTTGAACAGGAGGAATAAATATGAAAACATCAAAAAAGCTAACGTCAAAAAACGGGATAACTATTCCAAAGCAAATACGGACTGAGATAGGGTTTACACCGGGAATGGCTGTTGATGTTGAAAGCAGCGGCAACGGCGTAAAAATTAATCCGCATGTCCCAGTTTGCCGCTTTTGCGGAAGCAGCGAAGCTGTAATGAACATTTGCGGTATTAATATATGCGAAAAATGCGCCGCAGCTTTGCAAAAGGAGCTGAATAAAAAATATGGCTCTTAACCGCAGTGAAATTCAAAACAAAGTTGACCGCCTTGTAGAAATAAAAGACGTTATCACAAAGCTTAAAGAAGAACAAAACGAGCTGGAAGGGTTTTTCCTGAAAATCAGCGATGACGACCTGAAAAACACTAAGCTGAAAACCGTGGCATACTCAGGGACAAAAGCAAATAAAGTTACGGCTACCATGTCGGAAAACCTCAAGCAAGTCTATCCCAGTTTTTTTAAAGAGATTTTCGGCAGCGCATATACCGACGCGGTGACTGAAGAAAAAAAATACAAGCTTACCGCGCCCGCATCCCGAATGCTCGTTAATTTGTGGCAGAAAAGCTATACCAAGATGACTGTTGAAGAGGTTATAAAGCAACTTCCGTGTGCCACTGAAACAAAAACAGCTTTAAAGAAAAAACTGAAAGGCGTAAATTTCAAAACCGACGTTAAAAATCTTATGGCCATAGGAGGTTTCAGCCGTTCTGATTCGGAGCAGTACGCATATTTTATTTCAGAAGCGGCAACATGGGAAAATTTTTTACAGCTTATGAGCGCCAATAAAAGAAGCACCGAAGCTGACAGACAAGAAATACTGGAAAGGATCAACAGCGCTATTGTCGTTGAAGAAACGCCGAAAATTCAAATTGAAAAATAATATGGGAGGCGAAAGTAATGACATCGAAGCAAATACAGCGCATATATAAGCTTGGCGCTGTGCTGAATCTCATAAAGAACGATGATCTGCACGCACTGGTTTATAATTTGACAGGTAAAACACACGTCAGCCAGCTTAACGACAATGAATATAAACTGGTTGAAAATGAATTGACAGAACGTATTAAACTGTCCCATCTTTCACCGCCGCCAAAAAAACATAAAAAGTGCGGAAGCACCCGCGCTTCCGCAGGCATGACGGAAGGCCAGCAAAAAAAAGTCTGGCAGCTGATGTACGCGCTTGCCGGGCGCGACCGAAAACCAAGCTCCGCAACAGTCGGCATAAGGCTGTGCGGAATAATTAAACGCCAATTTAAAATTGACGTTACGGCGCAGCAGCCGTTCAGGTGGCTTAACTACCGGCAAGGCTCTCAGCTCATTGAAATATTAAAAGGGTATGTTTCAAGCGCGGGTCGGCGAATCGAAAGGGAGAATGCAAAATGAGTTTGCTGGATACCATCACGGCAGACGATTTAGACGGCGAACAGCGTGAAATTGCCGAACTGATTGGTATTGAAAATTATCGAAAACTGGTAACTCATTTTGGTGGAACGAGTATATATATTTTCCAAGCAGAAAGTATTGTAAAAGATAAACGTGACAATGAGATTAGGAAGCAGTATAATGGCTATAACAGCAGAGAGCTTGCCATAAGGTACAATTTGAGTGACCGGACCATTCGCGAGATTACTGCCAGCATGAAAAGGATAGAGGGACAACAAAGCTTTTTTTGAATATGGAAGGCGCTTATGGAACTTTTTCCATGAAATGCCTTCTTTGTACCCCCCGAACTTTTAGGGTATATTTATGTTATACATGAATATACCCTATTTTTTATGCTCGGAGGACTGAATATGAGTGCGGAAGTCTGGTGGATTATCACGACGCTTGTTACTATTGCTATAACGGTAATCGGCTATTTTTTAAAGCGGACAGTATCAAAGACGGATGACAATGACAAAGACATACAGCAAATTAAACAGACTTACGTCACTCAGGACGATTTTAAGGCATATAAAGATCAATCGCGTGACGATATTAAACAGCTTACGGCAGATATGGGAGAGCTAAAAGAAAAATGTCTTTTTAAGGACGATTTTTACCGAACTCAAGCAGCCACCGACCAAAAGCTTGACCGTATCTACGATATGATTTATCAAATGAACAAAGGAGGGGCAAACCGTGGATAAAGAGGAAATGCTTAGAAAGATGCGGGCTGGGCAGTTTATTGAAAATAACGGAAAAGTTCTTCGGACTATTAACATTTTGCGCCATAAATATGAAAAGCTGAAAGAAGTTCAATATGCATTGACAGATATGTCTGAAACGGAATATCTTGACTGTATTAATTTTTTGTCGGAAGCCGGATATATTACAGTCCGCAATATTGAAACAAAAGAACCCGCAGATATTGCAGACACCGATTATTCCCGTCTGGAAGCCAAGGTTACCGCCCACGGCATCCGTTTGCTTGGCGGTGAAATCAACGACAAAATGGTAAAGGCGTGATGGGAATGAGCAGAAAAAAGAACCGAAGTTCAGGTAAAATAGACGCTCTCCCTGAAGAACTGAAAAACACCGTTGAACAGATGCTGCTTAGCGGCCAGTCATACCGTGAAATTGTCGAATATTTAAGCCAGCATAACGTATCCGTGTCACAAATGTCGGTTTGCCGCTATGCAAGCAAGTATCTTGCAAGTGTGGAAATGCTGAAGATGTCGCAGGAAAACATGAAAATGATGATGGAAGAAATGGATAAGTATCCTAACCTTGATTCGACTGAAGCGATTTTGAGGGTCGCATCACAAAATGTTTTTAATGCGATTACCAGCGTCAATCCGGAAGAATGGGAGAACATTGCACCTGATAAGCTGCTAAAACAGGCGAACGGCCTGATCCGCGCCGCAGGCTATAAGCGGCGGGTAGACCTGCAAAATAAAACGGATACGGAAGCCGCGCTGGAAGCCACGCAATCACTGCTTACCGATATTTTGGCCAAAAAACATCCGGAACTGTATGAACAGGTGATGACCGTCCTTAAGCAGGAAAAGGAAAAACAATCTGCGGGGGATTAACTTATGGAATGGTATGTTCTTCAGGTCATGACGGGATCAGAGGATATGGTACGGGATTCACTTACCCGTAACGGAATCCATGCCGCTGTCGCGCATGAGCGGCGGGTACTCAGGTCAGGCGGTAAATGGCTGGAACGTGATTATGTCGTGATTCCAAGCTACGTATTTGTGCGGATTGAATACACGGATACATTGTATTACGTCCTAAAAAGGACACAGGGAGTTATCCGGATATTAGGGACCGGAAGCCGGCCTTCCCCGCTTTTACCGACAGAGGAAAAATGGATTGAAAGTTGGGAGCAGCCGCTTTTGCCATCAAAGATCCATTTTAATAAAAACGGAACATATAAAGTGCTGGACGGTCCGCTGACAGGAGAAAATGTAAAACTGCTGAAACTTGACCGGCATCGCCGGCGTGCTAAAGCGGAGGTCAAGATTTTAGGGAAGCCTAAAATCACTTATTTATCGCTTGAGATTTTAAAAGAGTTTTAAAAACGTCCGGATACGGGTTGGGTTGATTCGTCCCCAAACCGTGAAGGACCGACATAAGATTACAGGAACCCGACAGTTTTTCGCTGTTTGGATGGCAGCGCACATCCAAAACGCTTTAAATTTTGTACGGGTTCCTTTTCTTATGATTTTAAAGCCCTTTAAAACTGTTTAAAAAAGTTTTTCAGATGTTATCGGCAAAATTACGCGGCTATAAATTACGGCGCTCTATCGGCGCACAAAACGGCAGAAACGGAGGACAGGAAATTGATAAGTTTACAAAAGCAAAAATTAAATAAGCTATATGATATTATGTCATCCGTTACCGATGATGAAGAGGAAAAATATGAGGAAAATTTAAACGATTTAAAGAAACTGATTTTAAAACATTTAGATACAGCGGCATATCCCGACCACGCTTCGGAACGGCAGGCTATTGCACAGCGGATGAAAAACGGCGCGCCGATGGTTGGGGAATCAGGCATTAGAAAACAGCTTGGCGCAATCGACCTTGCGTTTTTCGGGAATGCCTATCTGCCGCATTATTTTTCAAAACCGTCCCCGAAATTTCATTATGAATTGGATAAAATCTGGACTGATGGAGTCCTTAAAGGATTTAACCCTTACACACAACCTAAAATTGTTGACGCGCAGCCCGGCTGCCACCACGCTGTAGCGGCTCCGCGCGGCCACGCAAAAAGTACAAACCTTACATTTAAAGATGATCTTCATGCAGTGCTGTACCGCTATAAGCACTATATTTTGATTTTGTCGGATACCTACCCTCAGGCCGCGAGCTTTCTTGAAGCAATAAGCGACGAGCTGGAGGAAAACGAGGCCATTACCGAAGACTTCGGCAATATTGTCGGAAATGTGTGGCGTGAAGATGTTATTGTTACAAAGACAAAAATAAAAATACAGGCCAAGGGTGCCGGGCAGAAAGTTCGCGGCCTGAAACATAAAAACTGGAGGCCGGACCTGATAGTCCTCGACGATATTGAAAACGACGAAAATGTCCGGACCCCGGAGCAACGGGAAAAGCTTAAGAACTGGTTTTATAAAGCCGTTTCCAAGTGCGGCGACACATATACGGATTTTGTTTATATTGGCACAGTCCTTCACTATGACAGTCTGCTGGTCAACGTTATGAACAACCCGGAATACAACAGCGTTAAATACAAAGCCGTGCTAAACTTTTCCGCTTCACCGCTGTGGAATATCTGGGAAACCATATTGACGAATAAAAACAATAAAAACCGTAAGGCCGAAGCTTTAGCATTTTTTAACAAAAATAAGCAGGCAATGCTAAAAGGCACAAAAGTCTTGTGGGAAGAAAAGCTTTCATATTATGACCTGATGTTCATGAAAGTTTCGGAGGGCGCTGCGTCGTTTAATTCGGAAGAGCAGAATGAACCGATTGACCCGGAAGACTGCCTGTTCAATAAAGAAAACTTCGATTATTATAATCCGCATGATATTAATTTCTCGGACAAAGACTTCAATTTTTACGGGTTTGTCGACCCGTCGCTCGGCAAGAGCAAAAAATCCGACTTTTCCGCAATTATAACGATTGCAAAATCGAGAAGTACCGGATATATGTATGTGGCCGACGCAGACGTGGACCGGAGGCTTCCGAGCGTTATTATCGACGCTGTACTCGGTAAAGCGGTTTGGATTAAAAAAGCCTATGGGAAAAAGTATAAAGCGTTCGGCTGTGAAACAAACCAATTCCAATATTTTCTTAAAACGGAATTAGCAAAAGAAAGCGCCCGGCGGGGAATATACCTTCCTATACGTGAAGTTCAGCAGACATCCGATAAAGTCCTGCGCATAGAAACGCTTCAGCCCGATATTGACAACAAGTACATTAAGTTTAACCGGCAGCATAAAAGGCTGTTAGAACAATTGGAGTTTTTTCCGATGGCCGACCACGATGACGGCCCGGATGCATTGGAAGGCTGCCGCACCATTGCCTGCGGAGGTAATAAAAAGCGCCTGAAATTCGGAAAAAGGAGGTTTGGCTTGTGACAGGTGATATAGAAAACAGAGTTTTGCGTCCAAAATTAATTAAGCTGGCTGATGATACTGACGTTACACCGGAAGTTATAGATTATTGCCTAAAAAAGTTCCGCCATAATTTGAACAGGCTGTCAATCCTTGAAAAGTACTATCAAAATGAGACGGCAATTCAAAACCGCACCATGCAGGACCCGGATAAACCCAACAACAAGATTTCTCATTCCTTCGCTAAATATATTACAAAAATCGCAACGGCCTATTTTATGGGATACGGCGTTAAATACGAAGTCGACAGCCCTGACGATAACTACAACACGACATATAAGGAAGCGCTCAATGATATTATTGACTCCAATATGACAAAAATCAAACACTTCGAGGAATCGAAAGAAATGAGCAAGCGCGGCATTTCGTATGAACTCCTTTTTATTAACCCTGAGGGAAAGCTTAAAACTCAGTATTACAAGGCCGATGAAATGATCCCCGTTTTTAGCCAAACGCCGGCTAATTTTTTGACGATGGTCCTTCGGCCATATAAACTTACAAGCATTGACGGCAGCGGAAACGATGTGGAATATGTAGATGTTTATACGAAGCTTTACGTTTATAATTTCATGCGCCGATGCGGCGGGCAATGGCAACTGCAGGAAAAGTTCAGCCATAACTTTTCCGACGTGCCGGTAATTATAAGGATGAATAACGCGGAACTGAAGGGCGATTTTGAGGACGTGATCCCACAGATTGACACTTACGACAGGGCAGTCAGCGACACGTCTAATGATTTGGATTCTTTTTCGGACGCTTATTTGGTTTTTGAAGGAATTGATGATCTTAATGCGGAAGATGAAGACGGCAATGAGATGTCGGCATCTGAAAGCGCGAAGGTAATGAAAGAAAACCGCGTAATATACGCTCCGGAAGGCTGCAAACCGGGATTTATTACAAAGGATACTAATGACACAAAAGCGGAAAACCATAAAAAGCGGACTTTCAAAGACATATTTTTTCTTTCACAGGTACCAAACCTCACAGACGAAGAATTTGCAGGCAATCTTTCAGGCGTTGCTATAAAGTACAAATTATTCGGATTAGAAGAGCTGTCTATAGAAAAAGAAACGTATTTCCGCTCGTCCGAAACAAAAAAGGTAAGGCTAATCACAGAATACATTAACGCTCTGCACAATACCAATTATGATTGGCGCAACGTTAAATTATCTTTTGACCGTTCAGCTGTTGCAAATACATATGAAGCGGCACAAACAATTAATCTTTTACGCGACATTCTTTCGGAAAAAACATTAATCGGCATGTATCCTGAAATTGATGACCCTGAAAAAGAGCTAAAAGAAAAACAAGCGGAACAGGCTGCCGAAGAAAATACAGGTGATGGCGAAGGTAATACCGAGGGGGTCTTTTAATTGGAAAATGCCGACTACTGGCTGGAACGGGCAAAGAAGAACGCCATTCGCGAATATCAGTACGCACAGCGGAAAGCGCAGCTTGTCACCCGCTGGTTTAAACGCTGTACACACGAAATGCAACGTAAAATCAACGGCTATTATCGGAAATACGCCGACAAGGAAAAAATCAGCTATCAGGCGGCTAAAGCAATTATCTCAGACCGGACAGAACTGAATATGACACTGAAAGAATATCAACGCCTTGCACAACAGTATCCGCAGGATGCCGTGGCTAAAAAACTGCTTGATAAATTGTATTACAGGCGTGCGGTCAGCCGGGAGGAACTTTTAATTTTGCAGCTTAATATGCTTGCAACCAACCTCTACGGAAATTATTCTCAGGAAACCGGAAAAAGCCTTACGGAAAATTTTGAAGAAGTATACTATAAAACTATTTTCGACCGCCAGCAGTTTTTAGGCTTCGGAAGTAATTTTAACAGAATCAGCACACATCAAATTGAAGCGGCATCCTTCACAGCTTGGAAAGGTAAAAATTATTCCGAACGCATATGGGGCAATCACCGTATATCGCTTGCACGATATTTGAACAGAATTGTCTCCAGCGGAGCTATTCAGGGAACGTCAAACGGACAAATGGCGGCAGCACTTAAAAAAGCTATGGATATGAGCGCATATCAGGCACGACGCTTGATACGTACTGAAAATAGTCAGGTATCATCTAAAGCCAACCTCTTGGCTTACCGGGAAAACGGGACACAGCGTTTTCAGTTTAGGGCAGTGCTTGATTACAAAACGTCGGAAATCTGCCGAAGTATGGATGGAAAAATTTTTCCGGTCAGTGAAGGAAAGGTCGGTGTTAATATGCCACCGATGCATCCGTTCTGCCGATCTAAAACAATCCCATATATTCCAAATGATGAATTGGACTCGGATAATACCCGTGCCGCCAGAAACGGCAAAGGCGAAACATATAAGGTCCCTGCCGATATGACCTACCGTGAATGGTACGGTAAATATGTTAAAGGTCATGAAGACGAAATGCTTGCGGAGCAAAAATACAAAAACGGTATGGCCGACGCAAAGCAATATGAAGAATATAAAGCGACGCTTGGGAAATTGGCCCCACGCACTCTTGAACAGTTCCAAAATATGAAATATACCGCCCCTGCGGAGTGGAATATGCTAAAATCACGCTACCGCAGTCAAAACTACAAAAACCGAAAACACGGGAAATAAGCCGGTTTAAACGCCTTTTAAACGGCGTTTTTTAATCATATAAAATCACTTTAAAAGGAGCTACTAAAATGAAAAAAACAAAATATTCACCTTTTGGCATTCCACGTTATTGCTGTTTTGCCGGCGGTGGAACTGCCCAGCCTGCCGACCCGGCACCAGCTGACCCAGCCCCTACTGACCCCACTCCAGCAGAGCCGGCTCCCAAACCTGCGCCTGCCGGCCCGGCACAAAAAGCCACCAAACCGCAACCCAATAAAACGGAAACGACAGAAACGGTAAAAGGGACAGAAAATACATTTACCGCCGAACAGTTGGAAACCGCAAAAAAGCAGGCCGCTTCCGATGCCGTGGACTCGTATAAAAAGCATTTAGAAGAGGCTAAGGATTTTGAAAAAATGACCGACGCTGAAAAAGTCATATATTTACAGAAACAGATGGCAGATGAAAAACTTACAGACTACACTTCTAAAAAGCTTTCAGAATCCGGCCTTCCCACTGAACTTGCCAATTTTGCGAAAGGGACGGATGAAAAAAACACCGACGAACGTGTAAAGGCACTGAAAAACGCATTTGATAAAGGTGTTCAATCCGGTGTGGAACAACGTTTTAAGGCCAACGGCTATGTGCCAAAAGGTACGGCTGCAGGTAAACCGGGACAAAACGCAAAAAAGCGTGAGCGCGGCGTTACCGTAAAATAAGAAAGGAGTTAATTTTATATGGCAAATAATATTGAATATTCAGAAGCATATCAAAATTTTATTGATGAGGAACTGGAAGCTAAATCTTCCACACAGTGGATGGTTCCTAATGACGAACAGATTAATTACAGCGGCGGCAAAGATGTTAAAATCGCCCAGCTAAGTGTCAGCGGCCTTGGTAACTACAACAGTGCCGGTACAAACAAATATCCGTCCGGCAGTGTAAAACTCGGATGGAACACTTACACGATGGAAATGGACAGAGCCGTTAAATTTGAACTTGGAAGGCTCGATCCGAACGATTCCCATTTTATGGCCACCACGGAAAATGTGACGCGTGAATTTGCCCGGAAGCAGTTAGTACCCGAACAGGATATGTTCCGCTTTAACCGGATTTACTCAAAACTCGCGGCCAGCGATACATACAAAGATACCCACATCCTTAGGGTGGGCGCTTCGGACGCAGCTACCAGTGTCGTAAACGCCTTAAAAAAATTGTCCGTTGTTGTGAAAGATGATTCCGGAGACGATGCTGATTTTGTGTCATTCGTATCTTTAAAAAACGAGCAGGCTTTCCGTGATGAATCAAAAAACACAAACAATTCCGTTACATTCCAGCGGGAAATTTCCGTTAACGGCGTTTCATACAGAGGCGCGGTATTAAATGATATGCCATGCATTTTCGTGCCGTCTAAGCGTCTGCAGACCGTCATCAAGATTCTTGACGGGCGCACGGAAGGTCAGGAAGCCGGAGGTATAACCGCCGACAGCACATCGGAACAGATTGAATTTTTGACTATGAATTCCTCCGCACCTGTTGCTGCCAGTAAAATAGACAGCCTGAAAATTTTCAGCGCGGATGAAAACCAAACCGGCGATGAAACTACTATCAACTATCATCTTTTATATGACTTGTGGGTACTGGAAAATCAGATTCCTACGCTGGCAGCCTGTGTCCGCAATAAAGCCTAACAAGCGTTTGCCAAAATGAAGGGAGATTATTATGATCAAATTAAAAAAGGGCGGCGTTGTGCGGGAAGTAAAAACACAGCGTGAAGCCGATTATTATGCTAAATTTGGGTACAAAACCGTAAATAATTCAGGTGGAAGCAAAAAGCCGTTAAGCCCCGGTAAGAAAGGTACGCCGAAGGAGGAATAGCAATGGCAGCGGCAGACCGAGAAAAAGTTGAAGCGAGAGTTATAACCGCCATTCCCGATATTTCTTCCGATGAAGCAAGAGATTATGTTAATCAGGCCGAAGAATATTTTTTAGCAAAAACCGGCCACAGGTCGGTACCTGACCGAGCCACTTATTTATGGGGCGATATAGCTATAGCCATCGGCAGAAGCGGACAGGTATCGGCAGGCTCGGCGATAAGTTCCCAAATAGTAACATCCGTAAAACGGGGTGATACAACAATTGAATACGGCGGCAATTCCGGCAGCTCGGGAAGCGGGATTGACGCGCGAATAGCGATGTTTAAGGTGGCAAGATGCCGATGACTGAACAGGAAGCAATTGAAAGCACATACTTTGACCTCTGCGAAACCTATCGCCGCTCCGATGTTAAAAATCCGGATACCAAGCAGACCGAACAAACTGAAACCGCTGTCCTGCAAAACCTCCCATGCGCATTATCACAAAACAAGGCCGCCAATTTATCATTAAGCGGAAACTATGGCAAGGCAGCCGGAACTTATACGTTGTTTTGCGCACCCAACGCCGATATAAGAAAAGGCGATAAAGTCGTGGTTACTACCGGCGCAGGACAGGTTTTTACACTATGGGCAGGAAAAGGGTTTCAATACGCGGGATCTCACAGCGAGATACCGCTGTCGGAGGACAGTTAAATTATGCTTATTGATCCGCAGCCGTATAAGGGTTTTATAAAAAGATTACAAAAAGTCCGGGAAGCTGCAAAAGCGCAGGCCAGTGCCGAACTTAATACCATTGCTGACAGGCATCTTGCCCGCTGTAAGGATAACACTGCTACCGGAAGCAGTCCCTATTCCCCAACACTCGGCCCCGCATGGGACAGAAGCGGCGTTATAGAAACCATAGGCGGTTTGCAGGCTGAAGTCTTTAACCCAAAGGATTATGCTTCATTTTATGAACTTGGCCACCGGCAAGAGCCGGGCAGACTCGTTTTTATCGAACTGCGGCCCGGCGAATCCAAGTACGGATATTCCGCGCAGATGGTGAAATCCGGAAAACACAAAGGCCAATGGGGAATTTGGATTAGGCTGAAAAAACCGTATGTAAAAGGCGCATTTGTCATGACGGACAGTGAGAAAAAAGCCCAAAAAGAACTTGACGCAGCCGCTCGGCGTATCGAGAAGACTATTCAAAGGGGGATTGGGTGATGGATATTTTCAATATCTGCCTTGCCGCATTATCAAAAGGCCTTGACGGACTTTACCCGGATATTCCGGTTTACCCCGAATGGATACCTGATAAACTGCCGGAACGCTGCTTTTTAATCGGTTTTGCCGGCAATACGGATGTAACGCGGGAACTTGGAGGCAGAGCGCGGGTTTCAGGCAAATTTGATATTACCTATTTGCCATCTAAAAAAATAAATGATTTAAAAATCAAAAACGAATTAAATAAAATCTTTGCAGCACTCAGTCTCCAATTAACGCAAATAACAAATAACGGCTGTACGCTGAAATTATTAAACCACACACGCCATGACGACGGTGATGAACTTCATGATCTGTGTGATTTCAGCACATATTTGTATCCTATCGACAATACGCCGAAGATTAGAAATATTGATATTGATAAGGGGGCCTTAAAATAATGGCAAAAGAAGAAAAATCAAATGCCGGGACAACTCAAAAAAAGGAAACGGCAGAGCCTGAATTTCTTGGCAGCCAGTTAACCGATGCGGCAACGGGCGTAAACCATGATGTTATGTCGGTAGTACTATCGCCTGACGCACAATATACCGAAGCTGAAGCACGAAACCTTATTAAAAAATTTTTAATAAAGGAGGTTACGCATAATGGCGGGAGGAAACTGGGCAACTCAAAATAAAGTATTGCCGGGCGTATATATCAATTACTCCGGCAACGGAAATAACCCAAGCGTAGAGGGCGACAGTGGTATCGTCGGTATTCCGGCAATATTGCCATGGTTAAAAGAAAAAACGTTAATTTCATTGACAAGGAAAGAATCAAAATCTTTAGAATCTGATTTTGGTAAAGATGCGCTGCTGATTACAGAGGCAATGAAAAATTCAGCGCATGTTTTTTTATTTCGGGTAAATACTGGTGAGAAAGCCGCCGCAACAATCGGAAATCTTGTCTGTACTGCCCTTTATTCCGGTGCTTACGGGAACCGGCTAAGTGTTTCGATTGAAAACACCGTTGGACAAACGAGCAAATACGACGTAATTACATGGCTGGATACTACGGAAATCGACCGCCAGACCGTGGCGGACATAACAAGCCTCGCGGCTAATAAATGGATTGCATTTTCAAAGGCAGCCACCGACACCACGTTATCGGTAAACGCTGGAACAACTTTGTCAGGCGGCACAAACGGTAACCCCACAAGCGCGGATTATGTGGACTTTCTTAACCAAATAGAGCTGCAGACAGTCAACGCCGTCGCCTGCCCAACGGACGATGCGGATATAAAAGCCCTTTTTATAGCGTTCGCAAAACGTATGATTAACGATGACGGTAAATATCTTCAGGTTGTTGTCCCTGATTCGGAGGCAAATTTTGAGGGCGTTATATCCGTCAAAAACGGAGTTATCCTTGAAGACGGAACTCATATTGACAATGTGGCGGCCACCGCTTACATTGCGGGAGCAACAGCAGGCTGCCCGTTAAAAGAAAGCCTGACTAACGCAAACTACATAGGCGCGGTTGACGTTGATGAACGATATACAACAGCACAGCAGATCGAATACGCAAAATCAGGGCATATGGTATTTATCCCTTCGCCTGTAGGCGGCAACAGCGTATTAATCCAAAAGGACATTAATACACTGACGGTATTTACATCAAGCCGTACATACGCTATGAGCAAAAATAAGGTTATACGTATTCTATTTAACATTTGTAACGAAATAAGCAATCGCGGAATGCTTTATTACAGCGGTAAAGTTGCCAATAACGAAGACGGGCGCAAGCTGTTCCAGTCGGACATCCTATCATACTTCCGGTCTTTGGAAGCGGAAGGCGTGCTGCATGACGTTGCGCCGGAAGACATTACAGTATCCAAAGGCGAACTTATAGACGCAATTGTAGTTCAGTATGGCGTGCGCCCGGTCGATGTAATTGAAACAATCTACAACACAATTGTGGTAGAAGGTTAAAGGGGTGAAAAACAATGGCACAAACAGAATGGCGGCAGGGTGATTCCATTAACGCCAAAGAAGGGAAAGCATTTGTTACAGTTGGAGGAAGAAATTACGATCTGTTTTACGCAATCAAAATCGAATCTAAAATCACTAAAAACAAAGAAGACGAAAAGGTAGTAGGAAAACGGTCCGTAGGTAAAAAAACCACATCATGGTCCGGATCAGGTACTTTAACGATTCATGCCGTTACAAGCCTTTTTAAACAGATGTTTGTAGACTATGCCAACGGTGGAACCGACCAATATTTTTCTTTACAACTTACAAATGAAGATCCTTCCACTAAGTGGGGACGTGAAACCAAAGTCCTGACCGGATGTAATTTTGACGAAATCGACTTCGCAAATCTGGACAGTGACGACGGCGTTTTAGAGCAGGAACTTCCGTTTACATTTGACGGAGTGGAATTGCTGGAAAAATTTAGTTAATAACAAAACTTAGGAGGAAATATTATGTCACTAACCGCATTTTTCAGAGAAAACGCAAAGAAGCCGGAAAAACAGAAAATCATAGTAAGCGACCGGTTCCGCGACGAAAAAGGTAATCCGATATTGTGGGAAATTCAGGCAATTTCAGAAAACGAAGATTCAAAAATAAAAAGCGACTGTACCGTTACGACCATTTTTAAAGGCAGACAAACTTCAAAATTTAACAATCAAAAATACATGAACAAACTTATCGCCGCCTGTGTTGTTTATCCTGACCTTAAAAGCGCTGAACTTCAAAAAAGCTACGGCGTTACAAGCGATGATGAACTCTTAAAAGCTATGCTGCTTTCAGGAGAACACGCAAACCTTCAGCAGGCGGTCAGTGAAATCAATAAATTTAATATTGAACAAACGGAAGAAACAAAAGATGAAATAAAAAACTCCTGAGGACCGGGGACGCTGAAACAAACTATGCGTATTACGCACTCGTAAAATTTCACCGTTTTCCCGGCGAACTTTTTCGGCGGCCCTGGTATGAGCGGGCCGCCATATATGCATTTATCGACGAAAAAGTCCGGCAGGATAAAATTGAGGCTGCACGAATCAGGCGCAGCAGAAGGAGGCGGTAACATTGGCAACCGTATCATCTATGCTTGATTTACAAGATGGCTTTACAAAAACTATAGATAACGCAATAAATGCCATGAACCGCTTAACATCTTCCATTGATGTCCTAAACCGTTCGGTAAGCACGCCAAAAATGGATAAACCGTTCAGTGAGATCCACACTGAAGCCGGCGCTGCCGACACATCGGTGGAACAGCTGACTTCTTCCGTTGACCGGCTGGTGCGAGGCATGGAAAACCTTCAGATGTCTTCCCGAATGGATAATGTAGACAGGGAATTCGGAGAAGTACGGCAGGAAGTCACACATACAAACGAACAGCTTGATATCCTTAATAATAATCTTAGAATGACCGGAACACAAACACGATCCGTTACAGCGGTTGCGTCCGGCTTTGGCGGTCTCAGCAAAGCTATCCTTGTAGCTAATAACGGTATCCAGCTAATTCAAACCGCCATACAGGGTATTAACCGGCTTGGCAGTCAGGCCGATACACGTATAGGCGTGGATGCCCGCCTTAGTTTAATAAACGACGGACTGCAAACACAGGCACAGCTTGAAAATAAAGTAATGGCTGCGTCAAATGCAACAAGGACGTCATACGCCGCTACCGCAGCGCTCGTTGCCAGCATGGGACGGCAGGACTATTTCAAGGGTAAAAACGATGAAGCGATTCAATTCGCATCAACCGTGAACAAGGGCCTTGTTGTCAGCGGCGCGTCGGCAACGGAAGCAGCCGGAGCCATTACACAGCTGACCCAAGGCCTCGCTTCCGGCGTACTGCGCGGCGACGAATTCAACAGTATTATGGAAAATGCTCCTATACTCGCTGAAATGATGACTAAATCCATGGGAATCACTAAAGGCCAGCTGCGCAGCATGGCCGAAAACGGAAAGCTTACTACAGACGTGGTGGTCAGTTCCATCATGGCGCAGTCCTCAACACTCGACCAGCAGTTTGCAAAAATGCCGATGACGTTCAGCCAAGCCAAGACGGTTATGGGAAACGATATAAGCCAAATGATGGACTATCTGTCACAGCCCGGCCACGCAATAGACATTATAATCGAAAAAATTGAGGAAATGACTGCATACCTTAATACACCGCAGGGAACCGCCCTGATGAACAACATTTCAGCCGCCCTTACAACTGCGGCAAATTTACTGTCCGGATTTTTAAGCATTGCAATCAACACTTACCAATTCTTCGCGGATAACTGGTCGTGGATCGGGCCGATCATTTTAGGCGTTGCGGCAGCCATAGGAATCGTTACAGCCGCCACACTTATTTATAATGGAGTTATGGCGGTATCTAATTTTATTGAGGCTTTTTCCATTGCTTCAAAAGCCATACACGCTGGCAATAGTATTGCACAAGCTGCCGCCCTTGAAACAGCAACCGGTGCGCAGGTTGGTTTAAATACTGCAATGCTTGCCAGCCCCGTGACGTGGATTATTGCGGCTATTATTCTACTTATTGTAGCCGTTTATGCCGTTGTGGGAGCCACCAACCAATTAACCGGTTCCAGCCTTTCGGCAACCGGGATTATTTGCGGGGCATTTGCGGCAGCTGGCGCTTTTATTTGGAATACCGTTATTGGTGTTATAAACGCAATTATTCAGGTGGTGTGGTCAATATTTGTTGAACCGTTTATCGGGATTGTAGAATGGGTTTTAAACGTTGCAAATGGCGGCTTTAATACTTTCGGAGATGCCGTGGCTAATCTAATCGGGAATATTATATCGTGGTTCCTGTCGCTTGGAAAAGTAGTAACGAAAATTATAGACGCAATTTTTGGGACCGACTGGACATCCGGACTTTCTTCATTACAAAACAGCGTAACATCGTGGGGCAAAAACGATAAAGCGATTACCCTTGACCGCACTGCGCCGAACATTGGCTCAAGAATTAATTATGGGACAGCTTACAATTCGGGATATAAGTTCGGTCAGGGAATCGACAATAAAGTCGGCGGCCTCATGAACAGCGTTACCGGCCTTTCAGATAAGCTGACAAATTTAACTAAACAGGCCAATTCCGCCGCAAATCAGCAAAATTTTGGAAATGCCTATAGCGGCTTAACACCCGGTTCTGCCAGTTCTAAAAACAAACTGAACGGCGGCAAACTGGATAAGGTAGATAAAATTGGAAGTTCGGTTGATATCTCCGACCAAAGTTTAGAATACCTGAACGACATTGCGGCTGAAGCGGCTTTAAACCGCTTCGACAGCTTTCAAACATTAACATATGAACAAGCCGACGAATTGCAATTATCCAAAAAAGACGCAGACGCTCTGCGTACCAGCGCTAACAGCGGTACAAATATTTATTATTTAAATTATTCCGGCGGTAAAGTCGGAATTCAAAATACAATCAACAAAGGTGAAGACTGGGACAAAATAAAAGCCCAAATTCTTGACGAAACAGAAAGCGAAATCGATGCAGGGCTGTCGGGAATTGACGAGGTGGTAAGCGGATGATTAAGACTTTTTTGAACGGAGTGCAGTTACCCGTGAATCCATTTGAGGACGTTACTATTAAGGCACAAGGCAATAATAAGCAGTTTGATATTGTCGATTTAGGCGAAGTTACCAAGATCGGCAAGCGCAAACTTAAAGAAGTAACTATTAAAAGCCTGTTTACCGACAATGTTTATCCGTTTTCTTCGATCAGCTCTCCGCTGCCGGCGAAAACATATGTTGACAATATTTATGAGCTAATGGAAAAACAGTCTCCGACGCGCTTGATTATTACCGGCGACGGCATGGACATCAATCTGCCATGCAGCATTGAACAGTTTTCCCCATCACAACATTTTGGAGAAACCAACGAGTATTATTACACACTTGAGTTAAAAGAGTTTCAGGAGCCTGTTATAAAAAGAGTACAAATCATTAAAAAAGCAGCAGCAGCCCCCACAGCGCAAGCAAGCAAACAGCCGGTTAGGGCAACAAAAGCACCGGCTACAAAAACGTATACTGTAAAGAAAGGCGACTGCCTGTGGAACATTGCAAAAAAATATTACGGCAACGGTTCACAATACACAAAAATAGTAAATGCAAATAAATCTAAAATAAAGAACCCAAGCTTGATTTATCCCGGCTGGGTATTAGTAATTCCATAGGGGGAATATTCGTGTTGGAAGTGATGTTAACCTCCGAAAGCGGGAGTATTTTTGACATATCTCAAATTGTTGACTCTGTTGAATTTACCGATAATATTAACCAAGCCGGAATTTGCAAATTTAATATTCTGCAAAATGATGTTGTCCTGCCTTCAGAAGGCAATGCGGTAAGCGTAAAATATGGCAATGATCCGTATTTTAAAGGATTTATCTTTAAAAATAGTTGGAGTAATAACGACCCGTCTAAGATTACAGCTTACGACCAGTTGAGATACTTAAAAGCAAAAGATACATATAGCTTCAAAAATAAAACAGCTTCTCAGGCGGCCCGGCAAGTCTTTTCCGATTTTGGACTGAAGGCAGGGACTATTGAGGATACCGGCTACAACCTCGGAAAACTCTCCCCTTTTGACAATAAGGTCGTTTTAGATATGATTTCCGACTGCATAAATTTAACATTACGAAATACAAAAAAATACTTTTACTTTAAAGACGAGTTCGGTTCAGCTGTTCTTAGAAACATTGAATCAACGGTTTCAAATTTACTGGCAGGAACCGACACTACTATTTTTAACTACAATTATGAGCGCAGTATTGATGATGAAACCTATAACCAAATTAAGCTCGCCCGCGACAATAAAGATACGGGAAAAAGAGAAATTTATATTTCTAAAGACAGCAGCACCATTAAAAAATGGGGGCTGCTGCAATATTATGAAAAGCTGGACGATTCGGTAAATGCCGAACAAGCAAAAGCCAAGTCGGACGCTTTACTTAGCTTAAAGAATAAAGTGCAACAAAAATTGACCAGTGTAGAAATCCTTGGCGATAAAACCATTCGGGCCGGGTATATGATTTATGTAAACGTTCCTCGTGCAAAAATAAGAAAATATCTCTTATGTACTAAGGCAGTACATACTTTTACAGACATTTCTCACACCGTAAAAGCGGATTTTAAACTTGTTTAAAGGAGGCCCTGACATGTTTGTAACTGTTGACCAATGCAAACGAATCATCCGGGCATTTCTCGACCATACAGGCAGAGGCGGCTTTTTAACAGGTATAGTATCTTCCACGGCACCTTTGAAAATTAAAGTCAGCGAGAAATTGGAACTCGATACTAACGACTTATATGCCACTGATAATTGCATTGGATTAAAGGCAAACGGAAAGGTTTTGCGCCCAGCCTTAAAAGCCGGAGATGGTGTGCTGCTGCTATGCCGACCGGGCAGCATTGACGGTATAAAATACATTTTACTTGATCGCATTCAGGCTTATACTGCGGAGAGGAGCGTTATGATTGATTCCCCAAATTGACGTTAAGGACGTTGAAACTTCTGAATTCCCATCTAAAACTTGGAAACTGGACTTGACTAACAATCGAATCTCCGGATTTATAGACGGAATTGACTCAGTCGCACAATCAGCTTTTATGTCGCTGAAAACCGAACGCTATGAACATCTTATTTTTTCTTGGCAATATGGCAGTGAATTAAATACTCTGGTTGGAAAGGATTCTGATTATGCTTACAGCGAAGCAAAACGGATGATAAAAGATGCTCTCAGCACGGACACGCGAATCACGGATGTCCGCGATTTTTCTGCTGAAAACGGTATAATCTATTTTACAATCGATACTATATTCGGCAGCCGGGCTGCACAAACGGAGGTAAAGTCCTGATGAAAACTTTTGATGACTTTATGCAGGAAATGCTGAACAATATACCGGATAATTTAAAAAATCAGGTTGATATACGCGAGGGCAGTATTATTTATACCGCTTTAGCGCCAGTGGCTGCACAACTTGTCGAGCAGCAATTTTACGCTGATAACATTCAAGACGCTACAATGCCTGATACCGCTCTCGGAGATGATTTAACACGCCGCTGCGCGGAACATGGCGTAAACCGTTACGCCGCGACAAATGCAATCAGAAAAGGATCTTTTACCGACGAGAGCGGCGGCCCAATGGACGTGCCTATCGGAACAAAATTTGGTGCGGATAGTATTGCATATACCGTAATTAATAAAATATCATCCGGCACATATCGGCTGCAGTGCCAGCAGCCCGGCGTTGTCGGTAACAGTTATTTTGGTGTCTTGCTGCCGATTGATAATATCGCGGGACTTGGTACGGCTACACTTTCGGAAGTACTGGCTGCCGGCGAAGAGGAAGAGTCTGATGATGAGCTGCGCACGAGATTTTATAAAGAAATCAATGAGCAGCCTTTCGGTGGGAATGTTGCCGATTATGAGCAGCAAATTCTAAAAATACCCGGTGTCGGAGCTGTAAAGGTATTCCCTACTCCAAATGATGAGGGAGGGAAGGTTCAATGCGTGATTGTCGCACCGGAAAATAAGCCGGCAAGCGAAAGCCTGATTCAGGCCGTACAGAATGTAATTGATCCGGAACCGCACGGGCAAGGCTATGGGATTGCCCCTATCGGCCACTGTGTAACAATTTCAACAGTGACAGAATTTCCGGTTAACATTTCGGTTTCGCTGGCTCTCAAAACCGGTGTTGATATCGCCGGGATACAGGCTCCCGTAGAAACCGCCGTTCAAAAGTATTTAGAATCCTTGGCATTTTCGGACAGCATTATCCGAACTGCCCGCGTGGAAGCGGCCATCCTTGCGGTAAGCGGAGTCGCCGATGTGTCGAACACGCTTTTAAACGGGAACGCAGGCAATATAACTCTTTCCTCTGCTTTTGATGATTATCAGATTCCGGTCGAGGGCAGCGTAGCTATAACGGAGGACACAGATGTATCAGTATCTTGATTACCTTCCGGAGTATCTTCATAATGTAAAGGATTTTCAGGCTCTGGGCGGCGCAATCGATCCGCAGACAGATAATTTGCTTCAAAAGGCAGAGCAAACTTATCAGAATCAATTTGTACTTTCGGCGGATCTTCCAACAATTGAACGGTGGGAAAAGCTTTTTAACTTTGCCGGCTCCGGAACGCTTTTTGAACGCCGCAAACTTATAGCGGCAAAAATTCAGGCCAACAGCGTTATAAATGGTTCTGCCTTATTAAACTTGGTTGAAAAACAGTCGGGGGTTTCAGCAAGGATGGAAGTTTTACCAAAGCAATATAAATTTACAATTTATCTTTCGGCGCTTCCATCGGAAGCAATTCCTCATAAAAACATTATAAATTTGGTTGATAAGGCAAAACCGGCGAACATGGTTTTTCAGCTAAAATATGAACAAGGGGCAGAAAGCCAATCATTCTTTGGAGCATTTATGCAGGCCGGAAAAACTTTAGAAATAAGGCAGGTGAATTAAACGTGGCGATAGAAAAATTTTATCTGACGGCAGCCGGAGAAACATTGCTGGCAAAAGCTCAGATTGGACAAGAATTGCATTTCTCAAAGATGCAGATCGGGCAGGGAACTCTTCAGGACGGCACTGATATTACAGGTCTTCAGAAGCTGATTGATCCAGTTAAAGATATCTCAATTATTGGCATGGAAACCGCGAATAAAACCGCCAAAGTAAAAGGATATTTTAGCAATAAAGGAATTTCCGTACCATTTTATTGGCGTGAAGTCGGCCTGTTCGTCGACGATGCCGACCTTGGGACGGTGTTGTATGCCTACGGATATGCCGCCGTCAGTGCGGACAGAATTCCAACTTACAGTGTCAGCCCAACGGAATTCACATTCATCATGGCCGCTGTGGTCGGCAATGCGGCCAACATTACCGCCACTATCGACGAAAGCCTAATTTTCGTTCCGGCCAGCCGTAAGATCAACGGGAAAAACTTGGCCTCCGATATTACCTTGACCGCCGAAGACCTTAATGTTTCGCAAGCGGACTACAGCCATGATGGGCTGGTCAAGCTCTCTAACGATTTCAAACTTGATGCAGATGGGGCACTGGTAATTAATAAGAGTAAAGTCGGAGGAGGTGGGTCGACCGTGCCAATTGAGATGGTGGATAATGATGCGACGGCGGCGATGGAACTGCCTATAAAATTCAACGAGGCCGGTGAAGTTATTTTTACTGACGACGAAACCGGAACAGGCATTATATCGCTCCAAAACATAGGCGGCAAGCTTGAATTTGTTGCGCAAAATATTTTATAAGGAGATTAACCATGAACATTATTTTAGCGCCAAAATCATATGTGGACGCACAGACTTTTAATAAATTTTCAGTTTACGGATTTAATCCCGACACCGAAAGCGCTCCGGAACAAGTAAGCAATACAAACGGCATTCCTGCCGCATCTTTCAAAGCAGGCGAAGATCGCGAGCTATTGATGGAAACTGACTGGGCACAGCGTATCGATATCCCTATATCGTTGGAATATTATATGGATTCTGAGCAAAGCGCACAGAAAATCAGTCTACAGATTGCATACAGTTTCGACGGAGCAACTTTTGTATGGATGAACGCCGAAAACATAGACGCTCCTTCCGATAAGGCAATTCACACAACGACGTTTGCAAATCCAATTCCCGTTTCAGCAATCCCTACGGGAGACGGCCATACGCTGCGGATTAAAATCAGGCGTGTAGGATCAAGCGAAACGGATACACACAGCGGCGGTTTCTGTCTGACAGCGGTCAAATATTATCGGGCCGCATAAGGAGGATTAAGATGAGTAGAACTGTATCAGCGGAATATCCTGACATTGCATGGAACATCACGCCAACTATGTCAAATGGAAAGCTTCAGTTTCCTGCTGCCGAAATTTATATATGTAATGTTACATACAAAATGCCGGCAGCGGAATTTGAATTAAAGGATGGCGTGGTTTATTTAACTCCAAGCGGATATGTCTTTATAGCAGAAGAAGAGGAACGACCTTCTCTGGAGAACTTTCCAAACATGCAGAACTATTGGGTTTGTGCTGTTCATATTGTAGATGAAAAGGAAAATATTTTAGTATTAAAGGCGGTGCAGACAAAATGATTATCATAAATCCAACCCCAAAAACAACGCCGGAACTTCCAATTGATAATTTTGCCCTCAACAGTGATGATGTGGAAGTGTTTGCTTCTCTTTGGCAGCGTAAACATTGGGCTGATGTTCCACATACACTGTCTTCTGAAGTTGGTTTAGCAGTCGAATCTGTAGCAGCAGGTAGCCAGAATGTTAATATTTATGGCAGCGGTACCCTCACAGGCAATATCAACAAGTCCGCTATGATTAAAATTGGTAACAATTATCATTTAGTATCTGCCGGTGGCTCGGCGGCTGGAAACAAGATTTCAATTACAATTTTTCCGGGCGCACCGAGCGGCGGCTATGCAAACGGGACACCTGTTAAATTTTGCGATTCGTCATTGGAAGTCCACGACTTTCAGCTTGGGTATTCTACATGGACATACCAGCCGGGCTTTCGCGTATATCAGTTGATAAAACCTGCTAACTGTGGATATAATTCAAGGCCCGTTGGTTTCTTCGTGCGTCATCGCCCATCAACCGGTGAGAACGGGATTGATTATAATACGATTCTTTTTAGGCCGTTTTACGCTGCGAAATACCAAATGTCACGATCTGATTCTACTCCATCAGATGAAGGCACAAGTACCATAGCAGTTTCAAAACAAGGTACTATACCTTGGACTAATATTAATATTGATAAAGCTGCCGCTGCCTGCGCTGCCTCTGATACAGTTTCAGGAAAAGATTTAAGCATCCATTTAATATCAGACGATGAATGGGTTTCACTTGGAATCTATTCTATGATTTTAGGTCCGGAGCGATTCGGTTCGAACCGCTGGGGACCTTACGGGAATAATAGTAGTCTTAAAGATTGTGATGACAACAATATTACATTTATAGCCGATCCGACTATTTCAGGACGTGCATTGACCGGAACAGGCAGAAAATCAGGATGGGAGGCAGGGAAAAACCTTACCAGTCATACTGGCCGCACCAACGGCGCGTACGACCTCAACGGAAATATATACGAATGGACTACGGGATTAAAACTCAAGGTTGGCAGCAGCGGGATGGGTTATTTATATGTTAATGAAATGGATACCGGCATACAAATGTCAGATACTTCGAGTAACAGATATGTAACCGCCTTAAATACTGATGTAAAAGTCGCAAAGCACGCCATCGCGAGTACTACCGATAATACAGGCCGTGCTGAGTTTGGTAATGATTATCAGTATCAGGGTACTGGCGCAAATTCCGAATATGTTGCGGAGCGTGGCGGCTGCTGGAGCAATGGCGCGAGCGCTGGCGTTTTCTATTTGTACTTGAGCAATTCCCGTCCCTACACGGACTCGGGCCGCGGGTGTCGCGCCGCTTTTGAAGCCTGATACTTGTAACGCTGTATTCTGTTTACCCGGCGATAGCCGGGTAAAAATTTTAGAAAATAACGTACTCCGTTAGAAAATAACATTTTGTTATAAAATTATAAAATAGTGTTATAATCTATCGCAGACGGTGTTTTTTTAACGGACGGTGTTATTTTTGGAGAGCTTGAAAATACTGCAAAAAGTTTTCGATATGATTAAATACGGATATGGCGCTTTGGCTCAATTCCCAAAATCAGAGAAATTTGCTTTGGCTGCTGATATTAAACATTGCCTTGATATTATTTTAGAGAGAGTTATTGAAGCAAGTAAAAAGTATTATAAAAAAACTACTTTACAAGAGCTCGATGTAGAAGTGGCCAAACTAAAAGCGTATTTGAGACTTTCTCAAAGCCTTGGATTCCTTCCATTTAAAAAATATGAGATATGGTCGGGAATGGCCATTGAAATAGGCAGAATGGTTGGAGGCTGGATAAAATCCGTTAATACAAACCGTTATCAGGGGACAGGCCGTTAGTTGCGGAGCGTGGCGGCTACTGGAGCAATGGCACGAACGCTGGCGTTTTCTATTTGTACTTGAACAATTCCCGTACCAACACGAACTCGAACCACGGGTTTCGCGCCGCTCTACCCCAAAAGTCAGATGTATCAAACCTACGTGGTTTGATTCCGGTACAGGGGATAAAGGGGTCTGTTTCCATGCCGATAAACGGCAAAAAATTGTATGATTGTGTATGCCGATATTAGCAGCAGCGAATTCCGCAAAGCACAATAATATTTATTTCAGGAGAGATTGCAATGAAGCGTTACAAGAATTTATATCCTAAAATTTACGATTACGAAAATCTTTATAATGCGTATCTCTCCGCGCGAAAAAACAAAAGGTATTGCCCTGAAGTCCTTGCCTTTTCGGCTAATTTGGAAGAAAACCTAATAGAACTTCAGAACGAACTGATTTATCATTCTTATAAAGTTGGCAGATACCGTGAATTCTATGTCTATGAACCAAAGCGCCGGCTTGTAATGGCGCTGCCGTTTAGAGACCGCGTCCTCCAATGGGCTGTTTACCGCATAGTAAACCCAATTTTTTCACGGTCCTACATTTTAGACAGTTATGCATGTATCCCCGGACGCGGCATTCACGCTGCGGTCAAACGCATAAACTATTGGCTGCGGTTGGATTGCAAATACGAAAAAATGTATTATCTCAAACTTGACATAGCAAAATTTTTTTACCGCGTTGACCATCAAGTATTGCTTAATATCTTGGCCTCGAAGATAGACGACTCGGATTTAATGAAACTTTTTCATACTATTATCGAATCCGAAGACACTCCGTTTGGCCTGCCATTAAGTCAAAATTTTAGTGAAGGTACTCGGCTGTTCGATATCGGAATCCCAATAGGAAATCTCACATCACAAATGTTTGCAAACTTATATATGAATGAGCTGGATCAGTTTGCAAAGCGTACGTTCAGGATACGGCGCTATATCAGATATATGGATGACATTGTTATTTTATCGCCAAGTAAA